AATGTTGATTTTCCTTGGCCAGATCCAGAAGTAATCGTTGTAAGTTCCTGGTATCTAATCCCGTGCAATTTATCTTGTAACCCTTTGAATGGATACTCATGATCTGCTGGTGGTATAGGTGTAGTTACTAATGTTTCGAGGTTTTTTCCTTCAATAATGCCATCAGGTCTATATTCTTTAGCATCCCAGATAGCTTTTCTAATAGCTTCGGCGTCGTTTTCTTGTAACGCTTCTGATGCATCCTTGTAACCTTCAAGTCGAGCAATTTTAACTTTGCCAGGTGGGAGTACTTGAGCAGCCTCCTCCGATGCTTTACGTCCTGCTTCATCTCCATCAAAGAAAAGTATGATTTCCTGATAACCTTGCAACAGCGGTATTTGTTTTTGTATATCTTTTTTCGCAGATGCTGCTCCATGTGGTAAAGATACCATTGGCCAACCAGCCATAGCTTCATAGCAGCTCGCCGCATCTAATTCACCTTCAGTAACAACAATACGTTTACCGTTACTAGGAAAAAGATGCTGCCCGAATAAAGTATCAGTGGAAACTCCTTCATAAGAAAAATCTTTTTGTTTATTTTTTACTTTGATTCCTTTAAGAACTCCATCGCTTGTATAATATGGGAAGCGTAGAGTGTTTCCATCTCGGAAAATTCTAAAGAATTGGCAAGTTTTTTCGCTGATTCCTCTTTTACGTAGCCTTTCGGCTGTTCCTTTAAGTTGAACATTTTTTGTCACGTTTCGATTGTGAATAACATCATTGTCGCCTGTTCTATTATGACAGACGAAACAGTAAGTGTGACCGTCAGTATACAAAGAGTTTGCATCTGACGATCCACAATTATCGCAAGGCATGTGCCTAACGAATTCTGATTCGGTCATTAGACCAACCATTCTATTGGAATATCTTGATATGAACTCCACGGTATGTCGTGACGTTCACACCATTGAGCATATGTAGTTTTAGATTTCTTACTTATTGTATTATAAGGAGACTGGAACACCATCCTAAGATCTATTCCTGGATTGTCCCTTTTAACAGCAAGAATTTTGCGTCTGTCTGCTGGTGACCAGTATCCTTTTGCTTCAAGGTATGTATAATTTGGAAGCACGAAATCAGGAGTATAACTGTGATTAATTGTATAGCTAAGTTTCTCAGACTCATATTGGAAAGAGACTCCCAACTGTCCAAGTAAATCGCCAATATTTTTTTCCAGTTTCGATCTGAATTTAGGCTCAAGAGTATGTTTCTTTAATTTATCAAAGGCTTTTTGTGCCCATGCAATAGCTAGTGATTCTTCTTTAGAAGTCTTCTTCTTCTTCTTCGTCATTGGTGGTAGGTGTTACATTAGGGTCAGATGTTTTGAATCCTGCTGTAGTACCAAATAGTTCTGCTACTGCATCAGCATCTAAATCACCTGTATCAACACCTGCCTCACCTTTCAATGAGACAACTTGTACACCAACCAGCTTAAGAGAACTACCATAGGTAACTCCATCTCTGAGGATATAAGGCTTTTGATAGAAACCAAGTTTAACCGTAGATCCAGCATATAGCGGTAATTTAACATCTGTTAATTGTGTGCCTTCAGTGTCAACAACAGGCGGACGATTGTCCTCATTCCATGAGAACTTTATTTTATATTTACCCTCGGATACTTCTTCCCACGGCTCGGGCTTGAGCGTGGAGCGACGAGGATTTTTCAATTTAGACTCTGCCCATTTAAGGACATCAGCCCGTTCAGTTTCTAGTTTGTCAATAGTATTACTATCAACAATAGCAGCCAATGAATACCCAAACTTACTAGGAGCTAGTATAGCTTGAAAGCCTTCAAGGGTAACAGGTTTGTCTGTCTTGTGAATAGTTCTACTCACCAGTGAGTGCCTCCTCTAAGGATTGTGGTTCAAGCTCTTTCGAGAGCTCGTCTCTGTACTCAGTGAGCTGCTTAATGCGCTCATCGAGTGAGTCTAATTGTTTTTGCTTTTGCTTCTTCTCTGCCTCCTTGAGCCTCTCTTCAGAGACAACAACAATAGTAGGCGGGTTGAAAAAGCTATCGAATAATGATGGATACATTTAACAAAAGAAATAAGTTGAGTCAATTACTGATGCTGGTTCCAGATCATCAATAATCGGTGGGTCAGTAGACGCTCCAATTTGTTGAGCGAATTCCGTTAAATAGTCACGTTCTGCAAATAAATGCATGTACGTTTCTCTTACTATTATAGCAAGTAATGACATATCTGTGGCTCTTGTTAACACACTGTCATGTATTAATGCAATAGGTGCATCAAATCTTTGTACACTTAGATGTAATAGACTAGCATCTAGTGAATGTATAAGATTAGGTGCAGTAGCAGCCTTATGTCTATTCTTATCTACTTGATCTCCATCCTCAGTAGCTACATTAAGACGGCAGCGACCTAATAACTTAAGGTCTATAGTCTCTACCTTCTTTTTCATTAGCTTTTGATTAACTTCAAAGCCTGAAGGTGTGACCCATCTTAGATAGGTTTTACCATTCTTAATAGCTTTAGCTACCTCAGTTTCAATCCATTTCATGACAGCCATTGGACCTGGAACTACTTCATTCATAGCCTGTCTAACAGCAGCCACAACGATTGTGAGATCATCTTTATCTATTTCTACACCAGATTCTTCTAGTGCAGCTTTAATATACGATCTATTACTAAAGGGTTTAGCATTGTAAGGTATAGTCATGACGGTCCTTTTGACCTTCTTTCTATCCCATGACTTGCGTAAGTGTTTAGGTATATTAGGTTTAGAATGTTCAGCTACGACCTTGTATGCATCCTGTGGTTTATCACTAGGTAATACATTAACAAGACTTGCTGTACTCTTATCACGTGCGAGCCCTGCCAAAATTTGGAGACCACTACATGTAGCGTCTGTGGCGATCATGAGCGACGTTGTATTTCTATTCTTTGTGATAACACAATTATAGTATTCGTCACATGCCGCCAAAAATTGCCAAGGTTCCTCGACTCCTTCCCAATCACCTATATTATCTATAGGATCTGTTGCTACTCTAGTGATAAGATGTATGTTATCTTTAACCCATTGTTGCCTATTATCCCAAGTCTCTTTATCAAGACCATAGGTAGTAGCAACTTGAAATGCTAACCATTTATGTGAATCGTGCGTAACACTTGACTCATTAGCAAATCTTATCAGTGCCTTTCCAAAGTCAGTGTCTTGAGGTGTTAGGAATGCGGGAATAGGGTATGCCCTTCCACGGTAATCAAAAGACCACGGTATAAAGAACTGTTCTCTGTCTTTAAACCTTTCAACAGCCTTCATCGTCATCCGTGTACGACATGACCTCCTTGTTTCCTGCGACTGTTTATTCAATACTTCTGCTGCCTTACGTCTGTACGTCTTCCGACTCTCAGCGTTTTCAGCTATATCCACAGGTTTAGGTGGTAGATCGTAATGAATAATAGGGAGAAACTTCCCAACAGCCACTCCTTTCTTCTGTAAAAACTCAGCAGTCTCTACAATAAAGGGATTTAATCTATATCCAACCTTCTGTATTTTATTTAAGAAGGCGAGTGGTATTTCTCCCTGTATACGGTGGCGGTCTCCACGCCTTACAAGATCATGTCCTTCCATGACCTCATTGAGCATGTAGCCTCCCTTTTTACCATTGTCCCAGTCATTAGGTTCAACCAACATTGGCCAAGCTAATGGACTGAATAATTCAGCATTTTCTATTACTTCATCCTTGATGTCCAAGAACTCAGGTGTAGGTAGAACATAAGTAGTTGTCTTGCGTCCTTCCCTTAGTTTAGTATGTGTAAACCAACCACTAGATTCCATAATACAATCTAATAGCCAGCCACCTAACTTAACTCGGATAGATCTACCCCATGGTTTCCATTGTGCGACCTTGTACCTATTCATTAAAGTCTTAATCACAACAATCTTCTGATGTGTACCTATTGATTTATGCCAATAGTTCTTCTTTAATGTAGTAAGTAAGGCAGGTGCATTAGACTCATAGTGTCTCATCTGACACTCATCCTCTATTGCATGGCCTATAGAATCGCATACATTGGTTGCATAGTTGCTACCCTCCTTAAAGCTAAACACCTTGTCAAAGGTCACCTTACAGGCGATTGCAGCGGCCGCTAAGGGCTCTAAACCATCAAGATATTGATGTATATCTTTGAATGCTACACCAGTATGGCCAGCGCGGATTCGATTGTGAGTATCCTCTATATGTTTAACAAGTAAAGGTAATAGAGAATCAATAGAAGCAATACCATAAACTGAAGCAGAAGCATAGCTCTGATTCTCCAGCTTCATAGTATTATCACTGAGATATTTGAGACCTAAGTTAATCTGATCTCTTTCAAGCTTCAGTTGCTCTTCAATCAGTGGTAACTGTATCATTTACTTCATCCATGATTTGATCTTCTAATAGTAATCTTATCTCATCATAGTTTGGATGATCCTTATCTAATAAGTCGAGTGCTTGCTTTCGATAAGAATATATATCCTCAATAGTCCTCGTCATCAGCCCAGTCCTCCTCCGGTTTCATGTGTTCTAAGTGGTTAGCAGTACATATCACAAAGTGATTGCCTGCCTCCATGATTTCTTTAGTTTTCTTTCTAGCAGCATGTTCACGTTTATATGTGAACTCCCTTATTTTACCAGATTTAGGATCCTCTTCTCTAATAATACATAAAACTTCATTAGGTATCTGCCAACCTGCTATCTTCCAGTCCATGAATTCATCAAATTCAATAGGCTCGAAGTGTTCAGCAGGTACGGCTCTAAGTTGTTTCAGCTTATTAGGGTAATAGCGTTTCTTTTTAGTCATAGATAGGTACAACATCTACTAGATAATCGTCATAGAGACAGGCTTCTTCATAGGCATCATAAGCTGCCTGATATACATCATAGCCGGAATTAAGTATAAAATCCCGGCCTGATTCTAAAGTGACATGATACTTCATGAGTAAGTTTGCAATAGGATTTCTTCACGGATGCGATATTCTCTACTATCTTGTGGTTCCTCATCAAGGAATGATAATAGATACTCTACATCATCAGCTTCAAGAGTTAATGTAATAGGATACTTCATTTAAAATACCTCTCGATAACTTCTATTTGATCATGATATTTAGCTATGGCATCAAGTTCATCTGCGATAGCTCCCACAACGTTACTATGTTCACCAATGCCAACAGGATTATTGAGGTAAACATTAACGTTCGCTTTGTGATAATTGATTTCACCTTGTGCATGTGATAATAGTGCTTTAATTAGTTCAGGTTTCATGCTGCCTCCACTGTTTGATACTCTGCTTTGATATCAGGTAATTCTAAATCAGTTTTAATCTGTCCTTTCCATTCATCATATTCTTTAATCTTTCTTTCCTTCTCTTCTTTTTCTTTAGCAATAGCAACACGAGAAACTACTTGCTCATTATAAGCTTTAGCTTCTTCTTCTGCTGTTTGTAGATGTGAACATTCAATACGGATTTCATCACCGCATGATGTATACATACGCTTGAGTCTATAACTCACTGCGTCCATGTCTTCAAAGATGCCAAGCATTGTAGTACTTCCATCATAAGGACATACAGTAC